TCAAAATTCTTGGTTTCGACTTTATTTCCTGCCATTCTTTATCTGACATATCAGCTTCATCTGAAGTCCATCCAATTGAATAAACATCCCCTGACCATGTATTATAAGGAATGTAAACAGCATCTGAGTCAACACCTTTAAGTGGACTATACCCGTTACCCTCACTATCTTTTTGTAAAACCACTTCCATTTCGTCAGGAAGATTTGCGATTGATTCTTTTAATTGTTTAATATTCATAACCTTAATTTTTTAGCAGCAAGAACAGGAATCGAACCCGTACGAGTATCTCCCTACTTTTTTTTGTTAAGGAAGTATAACCTTGGGCTACGATACTCCACCCATCCGACTTGTGCGTCTACCATTCCGCCATCTTGCTAAAATTTACACCGTTCCATCCCTTTATCAACGCACGGTGCCAGCATTGCTCAACCTTCGGGTGGTAAGTACAAGGGTGGGATTTGAACCCACAATGTCAGCCGCGGTCGCCGCTTTGCGCTACCCATCCGCCACCTTGCTAATTTGCAAGTGAAGGAATCTAATCTTCGTCTTTTTGCCGTCGCAAAACATTTTAACACTAAACTAACTTGCGCCACAAAGATATAAATATATTCTTAAAAAATATTTTAAATTTGATAACAAAAATAATATTATATTTGCAGAAAGAAAATAAAAACAATGATAAAATTAATAGTTGCGGGTCGCCTTGGTACAGATGCTGAAATCAAGTCCGTTGGTGATACAACCGTTTGTTCTTTCTCCGTGGCACATACGGAAAAGACATTTGGAAACAATCCAACGGAAAAGACGGTTTGGGTGACGTGTTCAATGTGGGGTGACCGTGGTTCCAAACTTGCGCCTCATTTGGTAAAGGGTACGTATGTCGTAGTCGAAGGAACAGGTGGGGTTAATGCGTACATGAAGAACGGAGAACCAACGGGCGTTATTCGTTGCATGGTAAATAACATTGAATTTGGAGGCAAGGCAACGCCTGGGGAGAACAACCCGAAGATGACAAATGAAACAACGGTAAAAGACGAATCACTCCCATTTTAAATGACACCTGAGTATCAAAAGCAGTATCGGGAGAATATGACCGAGTACCAAAAGCAAAAGCAAAGGGAATATTTTAGGCTTTATCACCAGAATCAATCACCTGAAAAGAAGGCTGAGAAAAGCATTAGGAATAAAGCGTGGTATCAAGCGAACAAAGAGAGGGTTAATAAATACCAAATGGAACGTTATTACAGATTAAAAGAACAAAAAAATGAATGTCAATAAACCAGCCGCCGCCGTGTTTTCGGTAAGCTATCGGGACGAAAAAATAAGGAAAAAATTGCTTGATTTGCAATTTCAACTTTGGAAGGAAACAAACGTCAAACACTCGATGGAGGAGGTTTTAAACCTTTTATTGGACACATACCAAAAACAAAGTAAATGAGGTTAGGCATTGTCACCAATTTAACCAGTCCAACGACCGATTATTATCGTTCCGTTAATCCATTCATGCGGCTTCGCTCCCAGATGATAAATCTTCATATTACTTACCTTAATCCTGAGACGGTAAAGTGGTATGATTTTTACGACGTTGACGTTATCCTGTTTCAACGGCCCAATGGTGACGGAATGTTATCAATGATCGCGGAGGCGAAGAAGATGGGTAAAAAAATCATTCTTGACCACGACGATTTATTACATGAGGTTAACGCTGCGAATCCAGCGTCGGCACACTTCGGTAAAACGCAGGTAAAAGAATCTGTTGAAAAGGCTTTCAAGTATGCCGATTATATAATCGTTTCAACGCCGTACCTCAAAGAGTTTTACAAACAATTCTTTGACGAAAGTAAAATAATGGTTATTCCTAACGCTATTGACTTTCAAGTGACGCCACTTTGTCCCGTGTCACCTGATAAACTTGAGGCAAAGATTAAACGCGTGTTGTGGCGTGGAAGCATGACACACATTGAGGATTTAAAAACCGTGGATATATTTTGGCATTATGTCAGCAGCCGCAAGGACACAGAGGTTGCATTTATTGGTATTCCTGAGTGGTTGGGCAAAACGCTTTACCCAAATGTAAAGGTCATACCGTGGAACAATTCCTTGTTTCAATACTTTGAGCTCATTAAAAACAGTGCGGCACATTACGCCGTGTTCCCGTTGACAAATGACAATTTTAACCAAAGTAAGTCGAATAACTTTGCGATGGAGATGCTTGTCACTGGTTGCGTTCCTTATGCACCGAAGGAAATAACGGAGTTCAATGTCCCAGGCGTGCGGTTGTACGAGGGCAACGACGATTTAAGCGGACAATTTGAAAAGGCGTTGGAAAAGGACGGGGATTATTTTAATCATTTGCAGGCTGGGAGAAAATGGCTTTTGACTGAGCGAAATCTTCTCACCGTCAACAACAAACGTAAACAAGTGTTAAAAAGTATATGAAGCTAAAGGATATAAAACCAAACCCGAACAACCCACGCGTCCTAAGGGACGACAAGTTTCAAAAGCTAAAGCAAAGCATACAGGAGTTTCCAAAGATGCTATCGCTTCGCCCGATGGTCATTGACGAAAATAACGTGGTACTCGGGGGAAACATGAGGCTTCGCGCCTTGCAAGAACTTGGATTTACGGACGTGGATGAAACATGGGTAAAGCGAAGCAGCGATTTAACTGAGGAGGAAAAGAAGCGGTTTATCATTGCGGACAATGTAGCATTTGGAGAATGGGACTGGGATACACTGGCGAACGATTGGGACGTGGTGGACTTGGAAGCGTGGGGCATGGAGATACCGAATTGGTCGGCAGGTTCAGAATTAAACACAATGAATGAAGATGAATTGGATATTAATGAAGAGTTTGACCCTGTTGGTAATTCAAAAGGATTGCATCGTATTATTTTTATTTTTGATAATGAAGATTTAGCAGCCGAATGGTATGATAAAAATAAGATGAAATATGATTATAAAAATTTGGTGGTGACGATGTAGGGGTATGGCACGTTAATTTAAGTACAAAATATGCAAAATAAATTCCCTGTTTACATAATTAGCAAAGGAAGATTTGACGTTACAATGACTGCAAATTTATTTGAAGCAGATAACTTAGATTATTTAATAGCAGTTGAGCCACAAGAATATGATAGTTATGTAAATAAATTGGGAAAAGAAAGGGTGTTAAAATTACCTTTTGCAAATTTAGGACTTGGAAGTTTTCCTGCAAGAAATTTTTGTTGGGAGCATTCGATAAAATTAGGATATACGCATCATTGGTTATTTGACGATAACATAACATCTTTTTATAAATGGATTAATGGAAAAAGATGTCAAATAAAAGACATAAAAACATCTTTGTCATATATTGAAAATTACACATTAAAAAATAATATTGATTTGGGAGGATTTGAGGAATATAATTTTGTTAGAAAAATACCTAAAAAACCTTTTAAAAATAATTGTCATATTTATTCAGCATTGTTAATAAAAAATAGTTTGCCTTATCGGTGGAGACTTAAATATAATGAGGATGTAGATTTGTGTTTACAAGTATTACATAATGGAGGTAGTACTGGAAGTTGTGTTTATTATACAATTAATAAAGTAAGTACGTCCAAAAAAATGAAAGGAGGGAATCAAGATGAATTATACAAAGGCAATGACCCAAAAAAGAAACTTTTAAAAGCAAAAATGTTAGAGGCACAGTGGCCGCAATATGCAAAAACTGTAATACGTTTTAACCGTATTCATCATTTTGTTGATTGGAAAGTTTTTAAAAATAATGGAATCAATTCTCGTTTAAATCTCGAATCATGAGGGAAGGAAAACACGGAGGCAAATTGAAATCAGGAAACACGGTTGGAACAGGTCGCCCTAAAAAACTTCCCGCCCTTGACCTTATCATGGCAAATGTCATGGGTCAGGAAAAAGACGGTATTACCGCAGCCGAGGCAATTATCATGAAGCTAAGGGAACAGGCGGCAAAGGGTGACATCAAGGCGGCTCAGTTGCTCCTTGACCGTGCTTATGGCAAGGCAAAGCAAAACATTGATATCACGACGCAGGGGGAAAAGGTGACCGTGCCAACGATTATATTTACAAAGGATGGAGATAAAAGTTAGTGACAAATACCAAGCCCTTTGGCAACCGCGGACGCGTTACTTCCTCATCACGGGTGGACGTGGTTCGGCAAAGTCTTTCACCGTGGGGCTTTGGGCTTGTAATATGTTACTTGCTTACAAAAATTGGAAGGTACTGTTTACAAGGTACACGTTATCAAGCGCCAACATTTCCGTTATCCCTGAGTTCAGGGAAAAGATTGACTTGCTTGGCGTGGGTGACGAGTTCAACATGACGAACGCGCAAATTGGTCACAAGGTTACAAAGAGTGAAATAATCTTTTCAGGAATCAAAACAAGTTCAGGAAATCAAACGGCAAAGTTAAAGTCAATACCTGGGCTCAATGTTTTCATCGTGGACGAGGCTGAGGAATTCGTAAGCGAAAAGGACTTCGATACCATTGACGAATCCATTCGTATGCCTGACACCCCTAACCTTGTTATCCTTGTCATGAACCCGCAAGACGTGGAGCATTGGATTTGGAAACGTTGGTTTGAAAAGTCGCACCGCATGGAGACGATTGACGGGCATTCAATCCCGATAAGCACGCATGAGGACATAACGCATATTCATACGACGTACCTTGACAATTACCATAATATAAGCAAGGATTACATCGCAAAGATTGAGGCGATTAAAAGCAAGTCACCTGAGGCATACGCGCACAGGTTTTTGGGCAAGTGGCTGGATAAGAAACATGGCGTAATATTTCCAAACTGGGTGGAGGGCGAATTTGATACAAGCCTACCTTTCGCCTACGGGCTTGACTTCGGATTTTATCCAGACCCCTTGGCGCTTGTCAAAGTTGCGGTTGATACCACGGCAAATAAGATTTATGTAAAGGAAATCATTTACGAACAAAGCCTTTCTTATGACATGGTTGTTACAAAGATTAGGAATGAGGTTGAAACGGATGCTATGATTGTTGCTGATACAAGTGAGCCACGTTTGATTGACGCGCTTTTGTCAAACGGAATCAATGTGAATAAAACGGAAAAGTACGCTGGCAGCGTGGTTGACGGAATAAAACGAATGCTTGATTTTACGATTGTTGTAACAGAGGAATCGTATAATTTAAAGTTTGAATTAAGGAATTATATTTGGAATGACAAGAAATCTTCAACGCCAATGGATATGCATCAGCACGGGATTGACGGAGTTCGCTATGCCTCACTTCGTTTAATGCAAGGCTCTGATTCACTTGCGCATAATTAAAAAGACATGACACCAAAAGAAAAAGCAGAGGAATTAGTAAATAAATTTAGTGAACGCAGAAAAATTTTAACAGAAACAAAAGGCTGGGTGGAATATATTGATTCATCCAAGGCAAAAGGACACGCGTTGACTGCGGTTGATGAAATTTTAAAATGTGCTATTTGGAAACATAATAGCATTGAACACACTAATTTTTGGAAAGAAGTAAAAAAAGAAATACAAAACCTATGACACCAAAAGAAAAAGCAGAGGAGTTAATTGATAAGTTCAGGAATGAAATAACCTCATTTTTAGGCGATAACATGAAAAAAAATAATGCTAAAAAATGCGCCTTGGTTGCCGTGGATGAGTTAATAAAAATCCATTATCTTTTAACGGCTACACATGACACATCCCCTTCCATTAATTATTGGAAAGAAGTAAAAAAAGAAATACAAAACCTATGACGCCAAAAGAAAAAGCAGAGGAATTATTCACCCATTACCACAACCTTATTCAAAGCATCGGAGGCGAACTTGGACAGGAGATCCTTGTTTCAATCCTTGCAAAGCAAAGCGCCTTGTTTACCGCACGGGAGGTTATGAAAGAAAAATGGAACATTGAGGTAGAAGGCAGCGAAGATGAATATTATTGGTGGGAAGAGGTTGAACACGAAATAGAAAGTATATGACACCAAAGGACAAAGCAAGGGAATTGCATTTAAAAAATATCATAACGAAATGACAAACAACGAAAAGGCTCACTATATCATTGACTTGATTAAGGTGATAACACTTGAAATTGAGGAATACCCCATGCGAAGGAAACAACTTCTTTTGCTTCGTTCTCACTTGGAAAAGGCGGTACGGTTGACGGGCACAGGAATGTACAGGGAATTAAAAAGACCTGAATCATTGCCATTGGTGAGCCATGAAAAAGTATTAACCCCAAAGGTTAATGAAAATCAAAAGAACATTGAGCCGAGCGCAAGCATCGCAGATAACATTCCAGAACCAACAAGAAAAAGCAAGCGAAAATAATGGTACAATTTCATTTAAGCCACTCCGATACAAAGTATTTTTATCCTGAGACCGCCGCGGATATAACGTTGGAACAATACGTTTATTTCCACAAGTTTATCCTTCCTCAATACCCTGAGGTTGAACTTGACGCATTGATTGCACAAAAGCAAATGAAGGCAGCGTATGAAAAGATCAAACCCTATGTAAAGAAGTTGGGCATTGACTTGAAAACAACGCCGACGGACGTCGTGCAAGAATTGGAAATAATCCTTTTGACAAATAATGTCAAAGACAATGTACGTCGTTTCCTTCCAGCATTGATTGACCAATTCAACGCAAATCAAAAGGCATTGGACAAGTGCCTTGAAATCATGGACGAAGTCTGGGAGGCTCAGGTAAAATACCCGTACATGGCAAAGGTGGTAAATTATTTCACGGGCATTCCCCTTGACGCCTGTTATGGCAAGGTTGCGGAAAGTCTGGAGTTAAAATATTTGACTTATATGTTTTCAAAGATACTCAATGCGATAAGCGTACCCGAAGAACTTAAGTATAAACAGATTTATGACTTCAACGAAACATTGTATTATCTTCCTGATAAGCTAATGGCAAAATCCACGTTGCTTGAATTCGCGGAAGCAGCCCAATTTGACAAGGGGCGCAAGGCGATTGAAAACAATGATGCGCAAGGCTTGCTTCATGTCATCGCCGTGTTGCTCAGGAAAAAAGATGAGGCGTACAGTGACGAGGTATTTCAACGTAATTGCATTGACTTTTTAAAATTGCCTTTACAAGTTGGCTTTGAAATTGGTTTTTTTTTGACGAAGTTAAGCGAGAGTTATCAAGTCGATTTGCAGACCTCTATGCTTCGCAAGGCGATGGAAAGTATGCCGCAGCTTCAAGACAACTGAATGATAAATACGGTTGGTACTTGACGATTAAGAAAATAGCTGAGTGCGGATTGTTTAACTTGGCAGGCTTGACGCCCTTACAATCAAGCGAAAAGGCAAATTTGTACGAGGTATTTCAATACCTTGCGAGCAAAGCGGCTGAGGATAATCTTTACAATGAGATACAAAAGCAAAGTAAAAAATGAACATCAGGGAAATAAGCGACATTTTCAAAGATACCGCGGATAACATAACGGCGATAAAAAGCTACAATTTCGGTTGGGCTTCCGACCGTGTTCGACAGGGAAACACTGAGGACTTTCAAGAATTGAACGAGTTTCCGCGCGTTTTCTTTTCCGTGCCAACGATAACAGGCTCGGACCAAACAAGGAAACAAGACACGTATCAAGTGACCATTTTCTTTGACGATTTACTTGGATACGATAACGAGGGCGATGAAGACCCGACGTTACAAATTGACAAATGGGCAAATCTTCAACAGTATGCAAATTACTTTGTACAAAGGCTGAATAAGATTAAGCAAAGCATTTTACCCAATTACCTTTTTATTCCCGAAGCGCCGTCGATTACCTTTGATTCCTTTACGGGCCTTCAAAGAATGATTACCGTGCAACTTAGTTTTAATTTAGTCGTTCCCACGAATTGCGACCCTGGCGTTATCGCGTTGGTTCAGTGTATTGCAAACATTGTAACATCGAGCAACTTGACCGCATCATTGACCACGGTGTTGAAATTTGCCGCAAGTTTGGAAGCACGGGCAACGGTGACGGCTGACATTAACTTTGTTCAAAAGGCGCAAGCTAATTTATCCGCTTTAGGATCATTGACGGGTGATATTAACTTTGTGCAAAAGGCGCAAGCCTCCTTGTTAACGTCGGCAAATGTAAACGCATCGGCATTGATTAGCAAGTTGCCGCAAGCCTCCTTGTTAGCCACTGGGACAACAACGGCAGATTTGACGGTAAATGCGCCTTCGGCTGAAATATCAGTTGATTACCTTGTAGTTGCTGGTGGTGGAGGAGGTGGTGGTTTTGGTGGTGGAGGTGCTGGAGGTTACAGGAATTTTAGTAGTCAATTTATAATCTTAAATCAAAACTATTCAGTTATTGTTGGTGCTGGCGGCAGTGGTTCTAGTTCTGGTGGTGCAAGAGGATCTAATGGTTCTAATTCTAATTTTAACATTATAACATCAAATGGTGGAGGAGGTGGTGGTTCTTTTAGTGGCACTAATAACGCAGGCTTAAATGGTGGTTCTGGTGGCGGTGGTGGTTCCTTTAATTTTAATCCTTTTATTGGAGTTTTAGGTGGTAGTGGAAATACACCTATTACGTCTCCTTCTCAAGGAAATAATGGTGGTAATGGCGCCCCTACGGGAGCTGCAAGTTGTGGAGCTGGTGGTGGAGCTGGTGTAAATGGTGGTAGTGCTTCTGGTAGCATTCCAGGTAATGGAGGGAATGGAATAAGTACTAATATTTCAGGAAGTTTATTAGTATATGCTGGTGGTGGTGGTGGTAGTGCTGGTTCTGGTACTGGAGGTTCTGGAGGTTCTGGAGGTGGTGGAAAAGGTAGAGGATCTACAGAATCTATAAATGGTACTGTAAATACTGGAGGAGGAGGTGGTGCTGGATATAATACTCCTGGTTCATCTGGCGGTTCAGGAATTATAATAATAAAAATACCAGACACAAAAACCGCAACATTTAGCTCTGGTGTTACTCAAACAACGGTAACGTCTGGTGGATATAAAATAATAACAATAACGGCAACAACAACAACTTCTGAAACCGTAACATTTAGTTAATATGGCACACTTTGCAAAATTAAACGCTGAAAATTATGTAGTCTTTGTAACCGTAGCAAGGGACGAAGATGAACATAGAGAAGTAGAAATTAGCCAACAAACAGGTGAAATTTACAAAAGAACATCATACAACACTAATGGTGGCATTCATTATTTTAATGGAATACCAAGTGAAAACCAAAGTAAAGCATTTAGAAAAAACTATGCGGGCATTGGTTACTATTACGACGAACAAAGAGATGCATTTATACCACCAAAACCTTATGCATCTTGGATACTAAATGAATTCTCTTGCCTATGGGAATCACCTGTACCTTATCCTAACGATGATAATATGTATATATGGAATGAGGAAATAGGAAATTGGGAATTAAATACAGAATTTAACCTTAACTAAAAATAAATATCATGGCTTTTTCAAATTACATGGAAAATGAGATACTTGACTGGATTAACGGCGGAGCGTTCCCGACGCCGCCTACGGCGACATGGGTACAATTATTCAACGGAAATCCAACGGACACGGGCACAGGTGGCACGGCTCTTTATACGCGCGCCTCGGTTGCTGCAGGCGGTTGGACAACAACCACGGGAAGCACGGCAACGATAAGCAACACGGCGGCGTTGACGATTACCACAAGTGCATCACCTTCGGCGGTGGCTGATTACGTGGGCGTCTTTGATTCCTCGGCGGCTGGAAACCTTTTGTTTCATGGATTATTAACCACGTCAAAAACCATTGCGGTTGGTGATGAAGTGAAATTCAATGCCTTAGCGCTCACCTTGCGCGTTGATTAAAAAAACACGGTAGCCCTTCGGGGTTACCTTTTTCATTATGGAGAAAGAGTTACAAAAGTTAGCGGATGACATTGCGCAAATGGCGATTGACGCCGTGGCGAATGAATGGAAAGCACAAGGGCACAACTTGACAGGGGCAGCGATTAAGAACATGGAGACGGTTATTCGCATGGAAACCGATAAGATTATCATTGAAGGCTTTGTTCCTGATTACATGGCGATAAACAACTCAGGGGTCACGGCGGCACGGATTCCTTATTACCCAGGTAGCGGACGGAAGGAAAGCGAATACATTAAAGGGCTGATGAAATACGCAAAACAAAGGTTTGGCGCTTCCGATAAAGAAGCAAAGTCAATAGCCTTCGCCATTGCAAGTAAACATAAGAAAGAAGGAATGCCAACGATTAAAAGTCAAAAGCATTCAAAGACGGGAAAACGCACGGGCTTCATTGAACAGGCACTTGAAAAGAAGGAGGCTGAAATGGCTGACTTGATAAACATGGCGATTACATATAGCATTGAAACAACGGTTGAAACATTTTACAAATCAATACTTAACAGATGAGTTACACGATAAACCCTGATACCATATCAAGTTCCCTTTACCCCGTGGCTTTTCGCTCCATTGAACCCTCAGGCGTTATCCAGCAGCAAGTAAATGTTTACCTTGACGGAACTCTTGAAGGCTCATTCTTAGCAGCCCAAACGGGAACAAGTGGAACGTCGGCGGTTTTTGACACAAATGTCCAATCGTTCTTGATTACGCAACTTGCACCAAAGACAAACGCCAAAACAAGTTTTTTCGGAAATCTTTACGGGTTTAGCCTTACAAATAATACCGACGTTATTTCATCATTGTATTGCACGGCGTTTAATCAAACAATTAATTCATCGGGCTTTGTTGTTACCTCCACGGCTTCGCAAAGTAGCACCACGGCATACGTTTTGCCTTCCTTGTTTGTCGATGGGGAATATGATTTAGGTGACTTTTATCAACCGTCGGCGAATCCTTTCTTATTCCTTACACAAAGGAATGATTTTATAAAATGCAATTCCTCAGGTAATATATTTTTAAGTTACTTGGGACGTGGGACAAATGCGGCTCAATTTGAATTTTATTTTAAGTCAGGAAGCTCAGCCGTTACCATTGTTGACAATTTAAACTCCACGGCAAACAATGACTTATATTCATTGTCCGCTGGTGTATCAAATATATTTGGGAACACTGCCATATTTCACGCTGGCAATTTTCCAACGAACCCAGATTTATACGATTATTACGATGTTTCCGTTGGTGTTTACTCAGGTGCATACACGCGCCTAAGCGAAAGGCAACGCATTTACATTTATCCAAATTGTAATGATAACATTGAGCTTCATTGGTTTGGTAAACATGGCGGCGCAGAAAGTTACCAGTTCACAGGCTTAATGATTGATAAGCAAACAAGCAACGCGGACACGATTAACCTTGCGCAACGGTGGAACATTGCCGCAAGTCCAAAGGCTAACACGTTTGATAAAAATGTAATTAAAGTTAATCAAAGGTCAAACAAAAGTAAGACGGTCACGGTGGCGGTAAGTCATGAAGATGCGTTGTACATTGCCACAATGTTTAACAGTCCTGAGGTGTACATTATTGAGAATGGCAAATATGTAAATGTTACCATTGCCAACGGGGAAATAAACACGGATAACAACAGGGCGACGGATATTGGTGTTTCATTTGAAATTATTTACCAAAATACGCCAGTCGCTCAGCTATGATAAAATTATTTATAAATAATCAAGAAGTCGATTTAAACCAAAAGGATGTTAATGTAACCATTGATTATTCCATTGAGAACATTGAACTTGGTAACATATCGGGCGCGCACTCGAAAAGGAATGTAACATTACCAGGCACAAAGACAAACATAGAAATATTTGAAAACATTGAGACGCCAAACGTCATTGTTAACAATGCTTACAAGTTATTACCCGCACGGCTGGAGGCAAATGGCGTTCCAATTCTCACGGGAAAAGCACGGTTGGATTCAGGTGAATTAAATGCGATGAACCACGGATTCAAGGCGAATAATTACAAGGTCGCATTGATTGGAAACAACGCAGATTGGTTTGCCGACGTGGGTAATATCTTAGTCAGGTCACTTGGTTGGCAGGATATAACCGTTTCCACGGCAACGGTTAAAACGAATTACAATCCATTGACGTCGGAACATTGCTTCATCTTGATGAAATGGAAAGCGTGGGAAAACGAAACGTACATTGTTGACAATGAGTTGACGCCTGCCATTTTCATTTGGCAAATATTGGAAAAGGCTTTTCAAAATAAAGGATACCAATTAAACAGTATTTTCAAAACAGATCCTTTTTCCCGCTTGATTATTCCCATGGGTCTTAACTTAGATGCTGATTATATTGCGGATTTTGTAAACATGAGAGCTTCCAATCCTTCGCCTTCATCATTCGTTTATTCTGCGGGTGATTACGGCACGGTTGACATTGCATTCACAAACGAAACAACGTCACCTAACTTTGATACGGGTGGCAATTACTCAGGCGGCGTTTACACCGTTCCAATTAATGCTTTATACGAGTTGATTGCTGAGTTAAACGTTAACTTAACGGCTTCAATCGGTGACATAAACCAATTCGCAGAACTCATTCTTTTCTTTGAGGTTAATGGAAACAACGTTTCAACGTATGATTTGACAAATGAAACATCATTGAATGATTCCATTGCCCTTGAGTTCCTTGGGGACTTGGTCGCAGGGGACTTAGTTAAAATGCGGTTGAGGTACGAGAACGTAACCTTTAGCCTTACCATTGATGGTTCTTTGTCCGTGGTTGCGCAAAAGGAAGGATTAGAGCAAGGTGAAACGGTGAACTTGGAATACATTATACCTAATTCATGGTATGTAAAGGATATTATCGCAGACTTAACAACCATTTTCAATCTTGCATGGGAAACCGACGTATTAAGCAAACAAGTGTATGCATACCCAAAGGACAATTATACGGTAAGGTACAGGGCAAACGCAAGCGGAGCGATTACCCTTACAACCTTTGACGGTTTTTTTAAGGACACGAATAAGTACGATTTGAATACCCGTGACATTGATGGAAGTGAATTGACGATATTAGATAATTATAAATCAAGTCAGGTGCTGGCATACGCCACGGACGACGATACAACAAACAAAGAGGAGGCAAGGCGCGGCGTTAACATTTATTCAGGTGGTTACAATTTCCCAGAGGACAGATTCCCGAGTGGCATTGAATTTTTATATACAAAGTTCTTTGCAAAAGCGATTCATATAAACGACGTTGCCATTACCACGGGTGGAACATACGGGGCGCAGATGCCCCTTGTTTTCGGTGACGATTATAACACCGTGCCAGATGCTGAACCCAATTATAACTTGGCACCTCGTTTGCTTTATTACGCAGGAAGGCGCAACGGCTTAGACGGGTATGTTCGTTTGTTCGATGAAGCAAGTTCAGCGGCTTCGGCTTTTGATTTTCCAGCGGCTTTCATGGTAAATTACAATGACCCGAGCGGCGGAGATTTTAACCTTTCTTTTTCCGACGAAGTCACAAATTATACAAATGTGATGCAAGGCGTTTTTAAAACGTTTCATCTTCAAACATATAAACGCATTGAACTTGGTAAGCAATATACAACCTTTGTTAAATGGGAAAACAAAGACATAACGCAACTGTCATTCAGGCGCAAGGGAATGATTGGAAGTAGTAATTTCATCATTCAAGAACTTGAATACAATCCCAAATCCAATAGCCCAGCAAGAACGGTTATTTTATACGACGAAAAGCCAAATGTAAATGACTTAAGCAAAGTAAGTAATACGATAACCTTGGCAGGCGCACCGCCGCAAGGTGGCACGGTGACAGGATCTGGCAGCGGATTAGTTGGAGCAAATGGAGCGACGGTAAATATTCAGTTATCTTATACGCCGTTCCTTAACTCAATGACCAATGTACTTGTATTGGCGGTTAACTCAGGTATCACTCAGGTATCAAACACGAATGCGAATGTACTTGTATTCCAGAACGGACAAAAATTGATTCCAACCATTCAATATATTATTGGTGGCTCAACCATTGGTATTAATGTGGATACCCATTACGATGGGGCAAATTATGAAGTTATTGTAAACGGCGTAACAAAAGGCTAATGGCACAAGTAATAGGTTTTCAAATAGTAATAGACGGTTTAGGCAAAACAGTTGAAACGGCAACGGAATTAAAACGCGCCATTGCCGATGTCAATGCGGAACTCAAGAAAACAACGGACGTTCAAGAAATCAAGAAGCTTGAGGCAAAGTTGGTTGACTTGAAGGCAGCGCAAATGGAGGTTAACAAAGTTGTTAAGGAACAAATCAAAAGTCGTAACGAAGAAATAACCGCGACCGACAAAGCCAACGGGGCTTATCGAAAGTTAAGCAAGGAATTGAATGACCAGCGCAACCGATACAAGGATTTGGCGGCGGCTGAGCAGGAATCAAGTCAGGAGGCAAAAGACCTTCTTGTAAGTATCAACAACCTTGATAAAAAACTAAAGGGCATTGACGCCACGGTTGGTCAATTTCAAAGAAACGTGGGCAGTTATACTGAGGCATTGGGGCAATTTTTCCCGAAGCTTGGGGGTACATTGGGGCAAGTGACGGGTACAATAGGCGGTTTATCTCAGGGAATAAATGGATTAACACAAACAACAGGAGCATTCAATAAATCTCTTGGCGCTATTGGAATAGCATTAACTCTTTTTAGTGGCATATCTGAAATATTTCAAAGTATAAACGAATCAGTTGCCGAAACAAAAGAGTTATCTAATCAGGTTGCAGCTTTCACAGGCGCAACAGGAAACGTATTGACCGATTTTGTAAGTAAGTCAAAAGCAATATCAACCACATATAAAAAAGATGTAAATGACATAACCGTTGCAGCCAATACCGCAAGTAAAGCATTAGGCATTGGTTTCAATGAGGCATTGGACGCCATTGAGGCAGGATTTAGAAAGGGAGCGGATAGTAATGGGGAGTTCTTAGATAACTTAAAAGAATATCCCGCTCAATTTGCGGCGGCTGGATTAAGTATTAAAGATTATTTAGCCATTTCAATCGAGGCGGCAAATCAGGGTATTTATTCAGATAAAGGCTTGGATGTTGTAAAGGAATTTGGATTAAGAATTAGGGAACAAACAAAGACTTCAAAAGATGCTTTAGTGGGTGCATTTGGCGAAGAATTTACTGGAGAATTATTTGAGAATTTAAACAACGGCTCAATTACAACCGCCGAAGCTTTATCATTGGTTAGCGGAAAAATGGGTGATACTGAAGTTGCAGGTGATAAATTACAAACGGTTATCGCAGACGTTTTCGGTGCAGCTGGTGAAGATGCTGGGTTAGCTTATATTCTTTCGTTGGAAAAGATTTTAAAAAATACCAACGATGTAACAAAGTCAACAAACCAATATCAAACACAACAGGAAATTCTTTACCAAACAAACTTAGAATTAGAAGCAAGTCAATCGGAATTAAATGAATCATTCACAAAGTTTGGCGGAGAATTTACAATTATATCCTCCAAAGCAAAGATATTTTTTAACAACTTATTAGGCGGTTTACTTGATTTTGCAAATGAGTTTCCTGCAACCTTAAAAGCCATGGGGGCAGGCTTAACAACATTTTTTACAACAGGAAGCATAAGTGGTGCATTAAAAGCAAATCGAGATGTATTTAGAGCCGAAAAACAAAAGATAGACAAGGAGGATAAGTTAGCTATTGAGAAAGCTGAAAAGGATCGGATTGCACTTGAAAAGCAAAACGCCGAAGAACAAAAGAAAAGGTTAAAAGCCCAAAATAAAGAATTAAGCACCACGGCAAATAAAGGAGGTAAGGACGTGGCTAAGTCCTTCACCGAAGGTTCACTTGCAGAACTTGAAAACCAACGTTCAGAATTACAAAGCGCGTTTTCCAACGCCGTGGTTGGCTCAGGAACACAGAAAGAACTTGCGGTAAAGTTGAACGCAATTAATAACCAAATTAAAACGGCGGTTGAAGAACAAAATCAAATCATAGCCGATGCGTCACGGGGTAACTTGCTTAAAAATCTTCAGGATGCCCAGCAACTTGCAACGCTTCCATTAACAACAACTCCTTTAAAAAGTGTAAAGGCTTCCGATTTAGCAAAAAAGGAAAAGGAAGATTTAAAAAAGGTACAAGATGAAATTATAAAAAACTCAGCCGATGCAGCAAAGAAAGAAAAAGAAATAAATGACCAGCAATTAAAAGACAAACAAGAAAACACTCAAAAATTAATTGATTCAGTAAGTAATTCAATTTTATCAGTTACCGACATTATCGCAACCTTCCAGCAAGCACGCGCGGAAAAAGAAGCTGAGGCAATTAACGAGCAAATAACGAACACGGAAAACAATATTACAGAACTTGAAGCAAAAGCGGAAAAGGCAAGTGGAATAAGAAAGAAAAGAATTGAAAGAGACATTGCCTCCCAAAAGGAATTATTAAAGCAACAACAAGCGGAAGCCGAAGCGATACGAATCAAAGCCGCAAAGGAAGAAAAACGTATTGCCATTATTCAAGCAATCATTCAAGGCGCTTTAGCTTTTCAAAGGGCTTTGGCACAAGGTAGCTTCTTACTTGCTATTCCCACGGGTATCGCAGCAGCCGCTCAAATTGCAACCATTGCAGCCCAGCCCCTTGCTGAGGGTGGCGTTGTCACAGGGCAACGGGTAAATCAAAAGCAAAATATACCAACGCGGTCAAATGGTGACAATGTTCTTGCGTATGTTAAACGTGGTGAGGTTGTATTGAATCAACGCCAACAAAGTTTACTTGGCGGTTCTCCAACCTTTAGAAAACTTGGTATCAAAGGTTTCGCCGAGGGTGGCATGGTTCCACCGATTAACCCACCGATACAAGGCTTAGGTTTACAGGGAAACATGAACGAATTTTTGCAAGTCATGGAGGCAAAGACAGACGCGATAAACAATAGGATTGACAGGCTTCAAGCATACGTTGTAAGCGAGGACATTGCGCGCGATCTTGCTGAGGGAAATAAGCTAAAAATAAATGCCACTTTATAAATGTGTAATTGCATGAAAACAGGAAACATCTGGGGAGAACTTGGTTCACGAATCCCTGAGGAATACAAGGCGCAAGTTACCGCTACGGTTAACAGGACTTACAGGGTTTTAAGCATTGACCCGAATGACATGGATTATTTGTTCAATATTTATAACAATTTTGTTAATCATTACGAGCCTGAGCGGCGAAATTGTCCCGCGTGCAGGACAAAAGTAGTCGGTAAAATGAGGCAAATAGTACAATATTGGAATGAAAATGGATGAATTTGAAATGATTAATGAAGATTTATTACAGGATTTTACGCATGAAATCTTGAATAAATACAGTGCATTTTGCCAAAAGGAAGGCATTACGCCCAGTTTTTTTCATCTTATTTCCTTCCTCGTTAAAACAGACGTGGTAAAGGAAAAGACGGTTGCAAAATATATGGTCATGCAGCTTTACCCAAATAGCCTTTATTCAAATGATTCAAAAATGGATGCCATGATGGAAATAAGCATAAGAACGGGTATTTCAAAGAAGCACGTTTATAACATGGTTCAGCACCCCGAAAGGTTTGGTTATCAAATCAAGCAAAAAAGAAAAGATAAAAACGAGACCGAGTAATTTTGTAAATAAATTATTTTTCTTTTATGACATACGCCGATTATCCAGATGCCGCAAAGAACAACGCACGACGCGCACTTGACCACAAGGAAAAGAACGGGTCTGACTGCGGTACGCTTGTCGGTTGGCAACGTGCGAATCAAATCGCCAACGGTGAGGGATTAAGCGAAGAAACGGTTCAGCGTACATATTCCTTTTTAAGCCGCGCGGAAACGTATGACCAAGGGAAATACTTTGATGAAGACGGTTCTGAAATTTGCGGCTCAGTAATGTATGACGCATGGGGCGGTAGTGCCATGAGGGTTTGGGCTGAGGCGAAGTACAAGGCAATACAAAAGGACAAAGTAAAAAACATGGCAAAAGTAAGTATAGATATTTTAGGGGAAATTTCGGAATCGGTTAATTCTTACAACTCAGTAAGAACAAAGATTAACCAGGCGAACGGGCAGCCAATTAATTTAACAATATCCTCAGGCGGTGGCAGCGTCACCGAGGGAATGGGTATTGCTGATTTAGTTGCAAATTACCCCGAGGAAACCACGGCAACAGGAATCGGCTTGGTAGCAAGCATTGCAACGGTTGTATTGTTGGCAGCGGATAATGTTAAAATGACTGAGAACGCTTTCATGATGATTCACCGACCTTGGAGTTACACGATGGGTAACGCCGACGAACTTGAGGCAACGGCTGAATTATTGGACAAGATGGAGGCAAAGTTACTTGACATTTACACGGCGGCGGTTTATAAACGCAAAGGATACCAAAATAACCTTCAAGAAAATATTACAAAAATGATGGCAGCCGAAACATGGCTGACCGCTCAGGAAGCATTAGAATTTGGCTTCATTGATGAAATTGTGAAAGTTGGCGAAAAAAACATAGATATGTTACCGTTGCAAAATAGCCTAAACAAGTTCTTGAATGTTCCAGCCGCATTATTAACAAACACAAAAAAAGAAGATGAAATGGGTAGTTCTATTTTAGAAAAAATCAAATCCCTTCTTAATAGCATAGATGAAACTCCACCCGTGGAAAATGTTATTGAGCAGGAGGAAAAAGTAATTGAGGAGCCTGAGATGGATGAAGTTGAAAAGGCTATTTCCATGTTAAAGGAGAAAGGTTACATTGTAATGTCACCCGATGAAATGGATGCCATTAACTCAAAGCAAAAAGAGGAAATGGAATCAATGTACAAAAAGACCGATGAACAAAAAAACTCAATCAATGAAATCGAAACGGTTCTTGAAACATTGGGAAATGAATTGGTTGCACTCAGGGCGCAAGTAAAAAAAGGCGTTGGACTTCCTTCGGGCGGCTCAGCACATGAAAAGGTTCAAGAAACAAAAGCGAAATCGAGTTACTTTGATTCTTTCGCTTCATTAGTTCAAAACAAAATCTCACAAAGATAATGGCAACAGCAAACGTCAATGGTTTTCTCGATAGCAATACATACGTCGGGCAAAACAGTTTAAACCGCACTAACCCGTATGCCAACGCAAATGGAGTAAACGCGGAGCAATTATACGGTATCGATACCTTTACGGATCGAATTCCCGTTTCATTCACTTATGGCACTTCCTCAGCTGGAAAGCGTTTAAACTTTGCACCGTTGACAGGGGTAACAAGTGCAAGTGATTTTTACAAGGTTACCGTAATTGACGAATCAGGAAATGAGGCATACGCCAACTGGCAATCCTCAGCACCAACGGCAATTTTACAAATCAATACTTCAGCATTGAACGCGGGTAATGATTGGAAGGTATTATTTGCCGTAGCAACAACCGCAGGTGCAAAAACAGAGTTTTCATTTGGTATTGAGGATGCTTTTGTTTTAACAAATACGTCTGCAACCGTTTCTTATCCAAACTTATAAAAATAAAAAAAAATGGCATTAGTTGAAATAAGCCAACTTGACGTATCCTTTAGAGGTACGGAGGCAAATAACATTTTTTTAGAACCAGTTTTCTTTGATGACGATTTACGCGGACAATTCCGTGTACTTGGAAACGTTGCAAATAAAAAGAAGATGGTTTTCGTACAACAGTTGGAAAACATTGTACGTAAATACTCGGGTTGCGGATTTAATCCCGTGGGCTCGGTTGACATTTACCAGCGTACAATCGACGTTGAAAAAATGAAAGTGGATCTTGAAATGTGCTGGGATGAATTCGAGGATACCGTTTTTGAAGAGTTATTGAAAACAGGTACAAGGCTTCCAGATGTTTCGGGAACTTTGATTGAAAATATTCTTTTGACCCGTACACAACAGGCGATAAGAAATGACATTACCCGTCTTTCTTATTTCGGTGACCAGTCTTCAAATAATCCTAACTTTGATTCACTTGATGGTTTTTGGACTGTTTATTACCCTCAGTTGGTTACACAAGATTTAGTTCCACGTTGCAACACGGGTTCAGGTACAGACCTTGCGGCTGGTGACGGATTTGCGATCCTTCGCGCGGTGTATGACCAGGCTCCTTTGCAGTTGAAAGGTTTACCAGCTAACCAAAAGGTGTTCAATGTAACGCAAAGCGTTTATTCTCAGCTTCGTGAGGATATTGAAAACGGCGGTGGCGGTGACTACGGTTTATTACAGTTAATTAACGGCGTTGAACAATTCACATTCCGCGGTGTAACCGTGATTCCTCAATTCCGTTGGGATGACATTGCAACAGGACTTGGAACAACTAAGCCGCATTATGTTGAATATACCACGCCTCAAAACAAGGTGCTTGCGACGGACGTGTTAAGCCCTGAAACGGCTTTAGAACTTTGGTATGACCAGAAAGACGAAAAGGTGTATATCAAGGCACGCTTTAAAATGGGCGTGAATTATATTCACCCATCATTAATCAGCTTAGGCTACTAATAAAAAAGAATGAGCGCAATAACAAGCGGTTGGCTTAATCAATGTACAGACGGAACGTGCGCTGGTGGTATTGGTAAATTTTACATTGCCAATGCAAATCAGGTAACAAGCATTACCAATAACGCATCGGGAGCAACCACGGCAATAACAATGGCGTCAACGGCTGCCGTGTTTTACGAAGTCGAATTTAGAGACAACTCAGGAGCATTCACGGAAACTGTGACGCAAGATCCTGATACTTTGTCAGTAGCCATTGAGCAAAGTTTGGTGGGAATCATTAATTGCCGTGACCAGGATTTAAGAAACCTTATTCAAGACATGGCAAATCAGGCGTGTGGCTTGGTTTGTGTACACGTGGAAAACACGGGTAACTATTGGATATGGGGCGTTGAAACCATTGGGGCAAAGAAAAGGGTTGCAAGGTTGACAAGCGCGGAAGGTTTATCAGGTGCATTGTTTACCGATTCAAATCAAGAAACGCTTACCATTACTTGCAGAACCACGAACAAAGCAAGGTACATTGTTAACGGCGAAACAGTGATGAACGCCTTAGATTAATTTGAATATGATAGTTAGAGATAAAAGCAAACAAATGCTTTACGTTGGGGCTGACCTTTCGGGCAAAGCAGGCATTATTCGAAAAACTATCGGCGAACTTTCACAAAACGAATTGAGGGCTTGGTACACATCAAGCCCTCATACCGTTGGGCAACACGTCATTTTTACCCCCGAGAAAAAAAGCTATGAGCCAACAATTAAAGAAAATACAGGCAGTCCCGAACAGGAACAACAGGGTAAGTAAAAGGAATCAAAGCCCTTTACTTGCTTCCGTTACTTTAGACACCTCCAATACCATGCTTGTAAAGGAGGATATTTTTAACGAGCCGTCACGGGAGAGGCTTGATTTCACAGGGGCAAAATGGGTAAGGTTCTTCACGCAAAAGGATGACTTTTTAAAAAGCCTTATTGCGATTGTAAATAATTCGCCGACATTAAGAAGAATAATCGAAGATAAAACAAATATGGTTGTCGGTGACGGCTTCATTCCTATGAAGGGCAAAGCAAATACATTGCTTACAACCACGATGAAGGGTGAGGTTATCACCGACGATTCTTTAAATGAAATTGAGGATGTTATATCTCAGGTTAATTTACATGGTCAAAATCTGCAAGAAGTTTTGGCTCAGCTTGCGTTTGACTATGATGCTTTTGGGAATAGCTTTTGCGAAATTGTTAAAGGCAAAGTAGGATCAGAGCCATTCACTTATATTTATCATGTACCCGTTTACAACATTGGTATTCGAAAAGCCGAAGCGGATCAGATAATAAAATCTGTTGGCATTTACGATAACTGGGAAGAAGTGCCACTTACCACCGACGGCGTATTTTACGAAAGCGAAGGATTCAGGGAGGTACCAATGTACCCAGACTTTAAGAAATTTGAGGACGGAACGCAAAGAAGCGTTATCCATGTTAAGCAATACGCGGCAGGCTATTTTTACTTTGGCTTACCTGAGTGGATTGGCGCAAAGATGTGGGCTGAAATGGAATAC